TGCCTTTCAATTAACTCAGAGTATCTTGGGAGTTTATTGCCCAATGCACCTGATATAATCCATAAAGCATCACAAGCATAAACACTTGTTGACCTTTCTCTTTCACGAGCCTTTAAAAACATCTGAAGCGTTTTTACCTTCAATAAGATTCTACTCGTACATAGGGCATATATTACTTCTTCTGCTCCGTATGTACGAATGATTTGAAAAAATCCATCAAATCAGCATCAACAATACCAACAGCATCAGCAATTGTCTGAAGTCCTTTCTGCTTTTTAACCTCATCCAACGTTTTACCTGTCAGAATTGCTACAATACTGCATGTGCTATCCAAGTGAGTTTTAAGAAGCAGAGGGAAAATTTCACGAACAAAAGCACCAATCTGTTCGATTTCCGTTTTCTTCCCAGCAATAGACCTAAGTGTTGCAACAGTAGATTCATCCATTGCAATATCACTAACAGGCACGGCAAGTTCAGTAAGAATAGGAGCAAGTTCTTCAGTGGACATTTCAGAAATTTTCATTTTATTTCCTCCTTAAAAAACAGGGAATGGGGCTTTCCCCCATCCCCTTGCGGATTATAGTTTTGCGTTATTATGCAGCCGTCAGGAAGATAACTTCCACAGGAAGTTCATCATCTCCGGTAAGGCTCTCGCTGTGAGAAACAAACTCAAACGGAATAGTAGCTTCATTCTTGTCCTGAAAGGTCATCGTTACACCGGCAGTATTCAGCACATCAGTCATGCCAATCAGGATATACCCATAAGGCGTAGACCCAACCCAACAAAGGTTGCTGATGTAGTCTGAAGATTCAATATCAGAATGGAGCGTAATCTTTGTAATCCCCTCCACAGAACTGTCAACATCAGAGCACATCATCAGTCTTGCAAACGTATCCTTCTTGATTTCCTTCAGCGTACCAGTCAGACGAATGTTCCAGTTGTCTACATGTGTAGCACCCTTAACGCTTCCACGAATGCCGTCAATTTCGATCTGGCGAGTTTCGGGAACGCATACGAACGTGCCACCACCGTTTGTAGCGCCCAGAAGATTTGTTCCTGCCGTGTCCGTCAGGGCGGCAACAATAGCTTCTTCAAGAGCTGAAGCCGTTGCATAAGACGAATAATCAAAACCAATAAGAAAAGCCCCCTCATTCAGGACAAGGTTCTGCATTGAAGAAGTCCGAAGTCCAGTTACAGGCATCTCATTTTCCCCCTTTAACTAATTGTTCCAAACGTAAGCTCAAAAGTCAAAATCTTACGCTTAATCATGTTGTCCGTATCATCGCCAATCGGTTGAGCGAAAGGCGATCCCTTCCTGACGATTATACCACCGCTATCACATTCAAGCAAGTACGCCGTTCCGACAGTGTGCGATATCTCTTCCGTCTTAGCATTAATCCCTGTCCAACTTTCTGTCCTGTACCAAAGGGATGCATCACACATCACCTTTGCCATATCGGAATCAGTAGAAACACTATACGTGATATATGGGAAATCAGGCATCTCACTGCCTGATGTGGGAACAGACACAGACGGAAAGGCAGGAAGACCGAAGCTCTCAAAGAAGTTTTGGATGGCTGCATTCTTTGTCATGTCAGCTTCCACTCCTCTGCTGTCACCTGAAGGTACTGACCGAACATCGCACGTTCAGGCGTTTGCTTGTCATCCCCATCGCTCGTGATCCTGAAAATCTTCCCGTCACTTAACCGCTTAATCACATCATGGAACTCAAGTCTGGCATTCTTGACGGTAGTCACCGTGTACAGGGAGCTAACGCCCTGTTTATCAGCCACTCTTGCTTGTAGTGAAGTATCGAACGTGATTGAAGCCTTAAATTCAGCACCTTCTACCCAAGCGGTAATGAATCCGCCTTCACCATCAGGCGTCCGTGTTTTCTCCATGAAGCACACAGGCTCCATGCCCTCTTCAATCATGCTCATAGCTTCCTCCATCTGTTCAACGAACCGCCGAACACTATCCGCCAGTCAAGGGATCCGCTCTCCGCTCCACCGCTCTTCAGCGAGTATGAGTAGCCACCCCAACTTTCAGATTGATAAGGCGATGAAGCAGCCGAACCGTTCTTTTCAATCCATGTATCAATCTCTGTAGCCAGATCAACAACGGAAGGTGGAATCTTCATTGCCCAAACAGCCCCGGTAAATGTTTCATCCCTCAACTGAAGCTCGTTGTCGTACTTATACACGCCATCATTCAGGACAGAGCCTACAATTCGGAAATACTGCCCGTCAAGCAAGAACGGGAGCGATAGCGTTCCGTTCTGAATCGTGTACGTGCCAAAGCGAATGTCCTGCTCATCGCAAAACCAATTTTTTAGCTCTTGACACAATTCCGTCAAAACCATTTGCTATCACTCCCATCGTCTTACTTGACGAATTCTCTCATGACGAAACCGCCACCCTTAATCGGAAGCCACCCTTCAGGAGCCTCAACGCTGTTGTCAGCCTCAATCCGATCATTCCAGTCAAAAACCTTCAGAATGTTCGCCTTTTTGCTCGGCTCCTCTCTAAGATTGAGTCCGCTCTCAGATGTTACTACATACCATTTCTTGTTCGCCATGAGTCATTCCCTCCATTAACCTGCGGCTCCACCTTCGCCACCTTCAGCTCCACCTTCAGCATTCGCCGGAGTCACAGTAGCAATGAACAGGCTCTGCGGATCATACAGCACAGGCATGAACAGACCGGAAGCCTTAGTCCACAGTACCGCAGGGTCGTCTTCCATCCACTGATGGATGTAAACGAACGGGGACTGACCAGAGGCATTCACATTGCCCAGAAGGTCAGGGCGATCAGCTTCAGGCGGATCACCCCACAGACCAATACCAAGCCGTCCGGCAGGTGTGGCAGTGAAGAATGTCACCTTGTTGTCAGGGAAGTACCGTTCCGTAGTGATGGAAGGACGACCATCAGCACCGATCACCGCATCCGCACCATAGGTCAGGTCATTCGTAATGATCGTGACAATGCCAAACTCTTCTTCCAGATAGGCATCCAGAGCAGAACGCCGAACCAGAGCACCAGCACCAATGTTACCATTGATCGCCTTCTGAATCTCAGCATTGCTCCGCATCTTGGTAATGTTCTTCCGAGAAGTCATCATACCAGTGATGGTTTTGCCCTGTGCAAGAGCGGCATCCACAATCGTCTGAATCTGAGCAGGAATGTCAGCGTTCGCACTCAGATCAAGCGTGAAAGCAACGTTCGCCGCAGGAACGCCATAATCCACGGTCAGGTTCAGGCCATTCTCGACAATCGTCACCTGCCCGGAAGCCATCAGCTCGTTCTTGGCAACCTTCGTCCGGGTCACAACCTGATCAGCCAGACGAATACCATCATTCATGACATAATCAAACATCTCATCGTTCTGAACACCCGCACGAGTCAGCGCACGCAGACGCTCGGACTGATTGATCTTCACTTTGATAAGTCCCTTTTCGATATTATGCGTATCGACAGGCACCCGGAAAGTGGTCTTCGCTTCAGTATCAAATCCGTGGAACTGAGCCATCACCGGAATCTGGAACTCGGATGCAATAGACTGCCACTTGGCTACCAGATTAGAAGTCCGCTCATCTCCAAACAGCGTATCCACAGGATCGTTAGGACGAGTCACGTTCAGACCAACATTCAGCCACTCGTCATTCGGAATCATACCGAAAATTTTCTTTTCCCACTCCATAGCTCTCTACCTCCTTAATCAGTCAGAACTGTCATCAGAACTGTCATCGTCACCATCGTCATAATCAGGGCGAGTCACAGTCCCCTCAGTCAGGAACGTAAAGCCCAGAGCTTCCAGAGCGGACTGAGCGTTAGCATTCAGAGTGTCCGGCAGACGATTGGCATATACCACACCACGAGTCACAAGAGAGCCGGGCATGTTTCCTTCAGACACATCCACATCCTCGTAGACAATGCCTTTAGCAGTCGCACCATTGGCGGGCCAAATCGTACCCATCTTGATATATTTGGCAGTGCCATCAGTCACAACCTGAGCATTGGAAGCATCGGCTTCAAAGGTCAGCCGAGTGCAGTCCTCGTTGTTAGCGAGGAAATAACCCGGAGCGTAGACTTTTCCAGAAGTTGCATTTCGCTTAATAAAGCTCATTTCTTTTCCTCCACCTTTCCATACATCTGTTCTTGATACTTCCGAGCCAGTTCGGCGGCTCTACTGGGTTTCTTTTCCTGACCACCATTGTTTTCAGGCGGCGTTGCGCTATCCACGCCTGTCTCTTTGGCTGTCACGATAAAGTCAGCCCATTCCTCTTTGGCGTCCTTTTCCAGATCATCCGCTTTAGAGAACTTGCCATCCTTGAAATCCAGCTCATCGAAGTCAACGGTTTTGAGAATCACAGCAAAGCGCTTTTCCGGGATGCCAATCTTCTTCAGAATCTCTTTGTACGCAGTCTGCTTCTGGCTCCGAACTTCCTTTGCGGTCTGTTCGTTCTTGTATGCATCATACTCTGTCTTGAGCGTGTCGTACTTACCCTGAAGCCCCTCCGCATTATCCACCTTTGTCTGCAACTCATCTGCAAGAGTCTTCTTTGCGTTGTACCGATCAACAGTCACAAAGTTTTCTCCAACAGCCTTTTGAATTGACTGAACAAGAGCAGGAATAGAGTCCGCAGGAACACTGCCATCATCGTTTACGTGCTTGCTGATAACCTTCTCAAAATCCACCATATTTTTCACAACCTTTCGCTGTTAACGGGTGCTACCCTTGTTGTTTGGCTACAAAATACCACGCAATAAAAACTTTGTCAAGTATATTTCATTGACTGTAAAATTTGGGACTAAAAACTCCCACTTTTTTTGCACAAATCGCACCCAGAACAACAAATGAGTTAGTGTAAGGGTCATTAGCAAAATGCCTAATTTATACCTTCAAATGCCTTTTAGGGCTACTGTCAAATCTGGTTGGAAAAACTCCCGCAAAAAATGTGCAAATCGCACCCAGAAACTCGGATGAGTAAATGTAAGGGTACATGCTCCATCGCCTTTACAATGCCTTTTTATGCTTTTATATGCGTATGTACTAATTTTGCTTAATTTCTATCAATAAAATGCACATCGCTGTAGGATTTTCATACATTTCATTATTTATTATATATAAATTTTTTTTTCTTATATAATAATAGGAAATGTATGTTTATGGTACATTATATCAATAATAATACATAAGAAATAATATATATTACGATAGCTCACTTAAAGCATCTTTTAGGATCGCATTATACTCATCTGAATAATTTCTGCCTGCGTTACGCAAATACGGACGCTCTTTTCTGTTCCGAGCACCATACTCAACGTAAGGAGCGTATTCCAGATTCGTGCCGATATACGCCGCCATCTCTTTTTTCACATACTTATGTGATAGGCTTTTACGCAGATCACCTGTCCGCACATAGGTCGGACTCGGCGGAGTATCATAAACCAGTCTTGTCACTTCACGAACAGCATTAGCCTCACCTGCCTGAGCAACAGCCTCCATTCCGATATCAATCGCCCGTTCCAGAGCGGCGTCCTTCTCCGCTCTGTGGCTAATGAACCCGTCTGCCATATCAATCATCCCCTTTCCAGTAATCACATTTCACGCTTCTTCCATCGACATAGAGAAGCTCATCCGCTTTCCCGTCCTTCGCCTTTTTGCATGCTATATATTCAGTCTTTTCTGTTCCGTCAGGTTGTTTTACGCCATTGTAATAGACACAAGTAGCGCAAGGCATTGCATTAACGTTTACCATGCAGAATCCCCTCCAATACTTTCATAAATCTCTTTGA